TTACTTCGTACCGTCTGCCGCTTTCAGTAATTTCACTGCATTGCTGTCAACCAACATGCTGCCGACACGCTTCGTGGTGTAGAAGTGTACAAACGGTTTGTTGGTGTACGGGTCACGCAACATGCGGATACCGATACGATCCAGGATGGTGTAGCAGCGCTTGAAATTACCGAATGCCAGCGGAACAGCACCGGCAGCCATATCAGCAAACTGCTCATTCTCCGCAATACCGTAGCCCAGCAATGCAGATGGCTGACCCAGTTGCAGGCCCGGCTGCCACAGGTAGTTGCCCTGTGAGTCTTTCAGGGTGCGAACTTTGAATAACGTGTTGTTATTCATCATAAATTTAGCACCACTGCGATAAGGCTTACGCAGTGTGTAAACCAACTGCATCACTTCATCAGCTGTCAGCTCAGCTGGTTTCTTCAGCAGCAGATGCTGCAGTTTCCCCCAGTCGCGATCCTTATCTGCCTTATCCTCACTGCCGTAAGCCAGCAGCCCTTTCGGTTTTTTACTGCCGTCACCGTTGGTGAATGCTGCTTCTTCCTGTTCAGCAAATTCAATTGCCAGCTCACCGGTAATAAACTGCTCAACATTGAAAAAGGCATCATCCAGCATGGTCTGGGTGGCCCCGGGATTACCGTAAATCTCACCCCACACCGGTTCAATCGGGCCGAGTTTAGGTGTTGCGGTTTCAGGGCGTTTTTCTGTTTCCCCTACCCATCCGCTGCCGGTGCCCCCCATATTAACGAGGCGCTTATAGTTCGGTGTACCGACTGAGACAACATTACATTCCTGACGCATAACAACTTCATCACGCAGCGCAGAGATAATGGTGCGATCCAGTTCTTCCGGTACGGCATAACCGCCATCCGGATCAGAGCCAATCTGCATGGCTTTCTGTTCCAGTTCAGCCAGGCCATCATCCTTACCCTTGCGGACAAACAGTTCGAACGCGCTTTTGTGTTCGGCGACATCTTTGTTTGCCACACCGCCGCCCGGACGTTTCACGGCCGCCAACTCGGCTTCCAGTGACGATTTCAGTTCATCCAGCTCGGATAATTTTCCGTTCAGGGTGTCCACCGATTCCGCCAGTTTGCCTTTTTCTGATTCGATGGCATCAATACGCTTGTCATTTTTTTTCTGAAACTCTTCAAATGAAGATTTCAGTTCTTTTGCCACTTCGCTTACATCTTTATGATCAACAGCCATAACAGCTCCTTACTGATTAAAATTAATGGATTTAAGTGTTTCCAGTGCATCTTCCTCTGCGTCACGCAGAGAGAGAGCATGGTAGCCGTCGGCCATAAATGCCTTAGCCTGTGTCCGCGACAGTCCGACATCACGCAGGACGCGCTCAATACTTTTTGGTGACGGGACGTCACCGCGGGCAAATGCCGATTTAACATCACTGACCCGCGCTTCATCATTGGACGGGAAGGTCACCAGGCTTACTTCCCACAGGTCAATTTCTTTCAGGAGAAACGCCCCTTTACTCCGGTCGTACTCCCAGTCTTTCAGGATGTAGCCAATAGAAAGGCCGGATAATGATCCGGCCTTCAGATGTGCATGAGCCCGTTTAGACAGCGGGTCATCCTCGATAAGCAACCGCCCTTTGACATACAGGCCGGTATCATCCTCCCGCATTTCGGTATACACACCGACCGGTTCGGAAATCTGGTGCTGCCAGAGCATGGCCGGAAGACTGCCCTTCTCCCGCCATTCATTCAGTGATGCCTGAAAAGCGCCGGGTACGACAATATCGCTGTAGCTGTCCTTCACGCCGAAAACCGATCCGTACCCTTCAAACTCGCCGGTTTCAGTGACCGACTTTATTTTCAGCGGTATGTCCAGCCGCTGTTTAGTCATTATCGACATCCTGCTTTTCCTCTTTTTCCGGGTTGCTCTCAGGCTTTGTGGTCATGTTCATCGGTGTCAGCCAGATATCACCACCTTCACGCGGGTTGAGTTCTTCCAGTTCCCGGCATTCATTGGGTGAATAGATCCCCCAGTTAATACCGGTGGCATAAGCATCAAACCGTGATTTCATATCTCCGCGTAACAATGCCCCTGCGTTGAATTTAGCGTAAAAAACACCCTGTTTTGATGGTTTCACCAGTCCGGCATTGATACGTTGTTCTATTCGGGTCAGATAAGGCACCAGAGAATAATTGATAAAACCAATCCCGAGATTCTCAATGTTATTGAAGGTAGCCCGATCTGTGTTCTGAATCATATGCAGCGGCACACGGAAAATACGGCAGATTTCCTCCAGCTGGAATTTGCGGGTCTCAAGGAACTGTGCGTCTTCCGATGTCATGCTGATTTGCTGCCATTTCAGCCCCATCTCCAGGATCATGGGTTTGTGCGCATTCGCCAGCCCCTGATGCCGGTTTTCAAAGTCAGTTTTCAGCCGCTCATAGGCATCGTCCTTCAGGTACTGGTCGGTCTGCAGAACGCCGCTGGTTACCGCACCGTTACCGAATAACCGGGAACCATGTTCTTCTGTCGCCAGTCCCAGCCCGACAGCCTGTTTTGCATACGCTATCGGGCTGAGTCCGGTTAATCCGTCCAGGGTGAAAATCCGCACATGCCAGATATCATCCTGTGTCAGCGTGTCGCGCTTTCCGTCCGGAAAAGTAACCTGATATTCCGGCTCCCACTTACTGTTCAGTTTTGGAGTAACTGAAGACGGATCCAGCGGCAGCAGCTCCACTACCTCACCGAGCGCTTTGACTTTATAAGCATAAAAATTGCCGCGCAGACACAGACAGGCTATCAGTAATTCCCAGAATTCCTGCGGTGTCATGTAGTTGTTGGGTTTGGTTGACAGCAGTTTGTTCAGCCGCTCACGTACCGCCCGCCGGTTTCCTCTGTCAAGCTGCTCATAAAGAGAGCACGGCAGCATACCGACTGACTCCGCCAGTACGCGAACACAGCTAAATACCGCAGTGAGTTGCATTGCCAGTTGCGGACTGACGCGGCGGCCGGTATAGGTGTCATAGGTCAGACCGATCATTTCGCTGAGCTCTGACGAACTCATACCCGTATCGGATTTTCTGAATAAACCGGGAAAGAACATTATGATCCTCCGTTGTTATTCAGGCTTCCCGCTGATTTTGATACCAGATATGACCAGAGCAGGCACAAACCGCCGGCTGTGATAAACCCGGCAGCAGGCATCAGCAGCCAGGCACCGAACGCCAGCAGACAGGCACCCGCAATCCCCACCAGCAGAGCGGTAATAGTCAGTAATTTCATTGGATTTCCTCAGAGTGAGCGTAAGCCCCTGGAAGATAAAACATCGGACAGACTTTGTTCCTGCTCCCCGCCATTCACCATCTGGCGTGATTTGGCAGTAAACAGCGCAACCGGTCCGTCGATTTTGTTTTCCGGTGTCGATTTGTTCGGGAAGATGTTGTCGTTTTTGTCCGGCTTTACGGTCACGTTCGACATCATCCAGGACATCATCGGGTTGTGATCATGGTGAAATTTGCCGGAATAGACATCGGCCTGTACTGTTTTCATGGATTCAGACATGTTTTTCACTGTCTGCGCCACTTCCACCAGCGGGATGCCCTCTTCCGCCAGTCGGCGGGAGAACTGCACCGCGCTCCACGGGTCAAACCCGAGTTCACGCAGATCATCACCTTCGCACCATGCCAGAATGTCGGCTTTGATGATGTCATGATCAATAACCTCGCCGTCCGTCAGTTCAAGATGTCCGGCAGCCGCCCATTTCCGGTACAGATCGGCAATATGGTTCGGTGCGGTTTCTATCCGGTCTTCCGGCAGCCAGAATTTACACTTAACATGCACCTGTCCGCGCGGATCTTCATAAACCTTAATTGCCGCGGCCACGTCGATTTTATTTGCCAGGTCAACACCGACCCAGACCGGGTAGTTCTTCAGTTCATCATCCGGCGCATTCTCCGGGCAGCTATCCCATTTTCCTGAGTCCATCCAGATCGACTCCGCGTTAACCCACATATTGAGGTGTTTGGTCAGAAAATTAGGCCGGGCGGCAATCTGCTCTTTGGCTTTTTTCGCCAGACGGCGCATATCATCAAAGCGTTTACAGACACCCAGCCCCGGATTAGCTTTTATCCAGACAGACTCATCGAACGGATCATCATCTTCATCCGGTGTGTAAATTGCCGCGAAAAAGGTGTCATCCTCCACCACGCCCCGCAGCACCTTGATAGCGTAATCCCGCAGTTCGTAGCAGATACCTTCGCGGTTAAATCCCGCTGTGGTGATCGCAAACAGAAGCGATTGCAGACGGGCACCGGTCGCAGTTTCCAGCACATCCCACACATCACGGGTTTTGTGGGCGTGAAGTTCGTCCACTATGCCGCAGTGAATATTCAGGCCGTCGAGGTTGTTTGCATCACTGGAAAGCGGCTCAAACTTGGATGCGGATCGCTCCTGGTAAATTGCCAGCTTATTAAATTCAAACAGACGACCGAGTGAACTTTTGGCCTTTTTAATCATGTTTTTTGCATCTTCAAACACGATACGGGCCTGATCGCGGGTGGTAGCTGCTGAGTAAACCTCGGCACCACCCTCACTGTCAGCGCCGGTCATATACAGACCGATGCCGGATGAAAGTGTGGATTTGGCGTTTTTACGCGCCACTTCGTTATAGGCTGTCCGGAAGCGACGAACCAGTACCGGATCGCCGTCATCGTCGTACTGAGCCTCACCGCTGAGTTCATCAACCAGCGGGATCACGAAACCAAAGATATTAATCAGAATAAAGGTATGCCACGGCATCAGCTCTATCGGCTTGCCTGCCAGCGCCCCTTTGACGTGCGGGACAAACTGGTAAAAATCCAGAATATGCTGGGCGCGTTCTTCAATGAAAAAGATATCGCGCTCAGGGCCGCGCTCTAAATCATCAAGAAACCGCTGACACGCCAGGCGTATCAGTTCGCCCGTAACTATTTCTCCGGCAACCACCTGTTCGGCGTACCGGATCCCATCTGCTACGGTTGCCATTCATCATTTGCGCTTTTTCATAAATGCCTCGAAAGGGTCTTCTTCGGCTGGTGTGTTAATCGTTACCTTCGAGCGGGACGCCGGGGTCATACCAAATTCACCCAGCATTGCCCGGATCCGTTTCCAGGCATCGGCTTTCATTGCCGCCACCGGGTGTGCTTTTATCAGTGGTCCGCCATCACTCTGTGTTGTGTAGGTGTAACCTTCTTCGTCCAGGGTGTCGCAGTGCTGCCGGTATTCGGTGTATGCCTCGATCAGCAGCTCCAGCGCTTTGGCATCCATCGAACTCATCACGCCCATGGCATCGAGTTCTTCCCCGATCCGCTTAAACCAGTATTTCCCCTGCTTGGTAAAATGCTTCGGAGTTGGGGGTACCCCTGACGGCGGTTTCGGTTCTTTTTTATTGATCGGGCGTTTTGATGGGTTACCCCTGACCAAACGCAGGTGAGACGGGGTTTTCGGTGGTCCCGACATAATCGTTTTCTCCTATTGATTCCCATCCGGGGATCCCGGAAAAAAGTTTTCTAACCTGCGGCGATCTGAAAAGAGGTAAGGCGGCGGTCCTCAGGCAGTGGGGCGGCAGAGATTTGACCTCCCCCTCCCCCTGATCTATTCAAGGTGAATATCCGGAGCATCATCAACCACAGATGAATGCCAGAGAAAACTAACAGATATAGATGAATGCGGCGGCGCTGTTGTTTCTATCTTTATATCTGTCTGGTGGGATAACATCTCACCATCAACACTGAGGCAATACCCAGCAAACTTCCCGCCTTTAAACATTCTGGATAGCTTAACCTGCTTATTTTTCATCGTGTTCTCTCCGTTGCGGTTTTCCGGTAATGACAGGGCCAGCACAGGCTTTGCAGATTGCTTTCCGCATCGGTTCCCCCATGTGCTTTGGGTATGATGTGATCGACTGTCTTCGCTTCGGTTGCCCGACCTTCTTTTAGGCACTGTTGGCACAGGTGTTTATCTCTGCTCAGGACTGCGGTGCGCAACCGGTCCCACTTGGTCCCGTATCCGCGTTGGTGTCGGCTCTTACCCTGCTGGTGGTTCTCCCAGCCTGTATTCCGGTGTTCTTCGCAGTATCCACTGCGGTCGGTAGTTGTCTTTGCGCAGCCACGTTTACGGCACGCGCGGGGGATTCGTGGTGGCATAATTTGATCTCCGTAACCAATTAAAAAGCCCACTCAGTGAGCAGGCTTTGTGATGGGTTACAGTGGCAGAGCCGGTGACAGTTCCCCTTCTTCAAACCAGCCGTCAGTTCCACGGCCATCCGCTGCCAGATAGTGAATGAGATACTGATTCGGGCCGTTATGATATTCAGCACGGGCTTTCACATGGCCTTCTTCGCCGCTGATGGTGACCTGCACAACCTGACCTAATTGATGTTTAAACATAGTTTTTCCTCTGGTATTAAAAAGCCCCGCTATTTAGCGAGGCGTGATTGCTCAATCTCCCGTATAGCCCGCTTATCGTGATTGCAGTTGGCAATGTATTTCATAGCATCGGCCAGCAGCTCAACGGCACCGCCGAATGTCAGATCAGCCGGTATCTCTACCTGCTCACAATCAGCGGTCAGTTGTGGCGGAATCGGCACCGCCGGAGCGGGAACGTATTCCGTCCGCGTACTTCCGCAGCTCACTGACAACATCAACGGGAACAGGAGTAACAGCGCATTCACTGTCCTTAAATACTGTTTTGATAACAGTCTTAACATTGACATGCTCTGTGCCCTCAACCTGTTTGGCTTTGATGTTGTCGAGTGAGATACGGTGATTGATGGTGACAGTAGACAGGGTGATGTTATTCACAGCCGTTAATGCAACGTGCTTGTCTTTCAGCGCCTGATAGTTGTCTTTCAGGCCACCGTACAGATGCAGGGTAAGCAGCAGGCTGATAACCAGTATGGCACCGATACCCGTCCGCACTTTTCCCAGACCGGTCATATCATGACTCTTTCACTGACAGATCAGCATTACCTACCGGCAGTGGGCGGGTATCCAGTGGTACACCTGACGGCCAGCGGTAACCGGTAACACGGTCAGTTTTGAATGCCTTGATATTTACCGCATCTGACTGATTACCGCCCAGCACCATCAGGTTACCGGATTCTGTCTTACCGACCACAAAGCCAACATGACCGCCGCCGGTGCGGGAGAATGTGACGATACAGCCATATACAGGCTCTTTCAGCTCGTCACCGAACGCCAGATATGAGCGGGAAGAATCAGAACGGGTCGAACGAATACCGGCACGTTCCAGACAGGCATTCACAAATCCGGCACACCACGGCGTTTCACGCGCAGTGCCAACCAGTCCGCGCAGTTTGCTGTCAATCCACATCTGGTCTACAGCTGCGGAACCTACTGCCGTGTGTTCTGATACACCGATTTCTTTCCGGGCTTCAGTTATCCACTTTGGTTCAGTTGTCATTGTTTTTCTCCAAAACGATTTTTAACAACACGCATGCCCCACTCGATTAAGGCATACACTTTTTTCGTGCCCAGGAAGCCAATCATTACGCCGCTGAATTCCGCTAACACCGCCCATGACTCCGCATCTCCGCTACGGGAAAACCACCAATCAATGAGCCTGATCGTTCCGACGCTCAGCAGGCCGCACATAATGGCTTCACCCAATGACTGCCGCCAGCGCGTTCCCAGCCTCCGTTCCCGGATATAAGCCATTGCCGCCGAAAAGGAAAAACCGCCAATAAACGGGAGGGCATTTTGCAGCCAGCGAAATATCTGCTCCCACCAATCAATTTTGTCTGGCATACGCATACCCACCCCCTGCGGAGTGTTCCGTTTGTAAAGTGATAGAGAAATGCCGCAACCGGTTTATATTGTTACAGATGGTTAAAGTGAGGTGGCTGCGGCATTGTTCTGGTAATCCCACCAGCGGCGGGAAAGTAATAAAAAAGGCCGCCGGAGCGACCTGTGATTTAGTTAAACGTAATTAATTTTTATCTTTGATATGCTGTTCATCAGCATTTTCACTTTTACCGCCGTTCTTAAAGCAAATTTTCAGTTGCGGTGGCAAAACTGAATCATCACCAACCATGCCTGTCAGATTGCCATTTTTACTATATTCAGCGTATGAGCCCATATATGTTAATGAATATCCGAGCTCCAATACTGTTATCATCATAGTTTTTGATAAATCCATGTAACCACCTTTAAATTATGGAGATAAAAAATGAACACACAGATATTCACAAATCTAGTTGGCGAACTGGGGTTACCAGGCATGACGCTGCAAACCGCATTTACAGAAGATGATATCGGTGCAATATTACGCATTCATTTGATGACTGAAAAACTGGTTGAATCATGGATATGCGCAGCATGTAACCAAGCTAATTTTTTCGGGAACGGAGAAGACCGAATAAAAATTGATTATGATGCAAAAATCAAGATTGCTAAAAATTTATCCTTTCCATCAGCACTATATAACGCTTTAAAAACAATAAATAAAATACGAAATGATGCAGCTCATCTGCACAATTTTTCCGGTATCCCCAATAACAAAATTGACAGCCTGAAAGACACTCTCAACGGATACAGGCTTGATGAATATAAAGATGACAAACACTCGGATGAAATACCCATAGAACTATATAATAGTGACGGCTCAATTAAAGGGACTTATTCGATGAATTCATCTGAGACGCCTAACAGATTAAAATTATTTCTTTTATTCATGATGTTTCAAACAAAGTTAATACTAACAGTCAGCAGGATTCATTTAGCTCAAGGTGCTAATCCGGCAAACAATAGTCCCGTCTGACTTACGTGCGATCATGGAAACCCCATCACCCGATGGAGTTTCAATAATTTCTATTTTTGCACCAGCAGCTTGTGAGGTATTAGCAAGCTGTTTTTCCAGATCGGCAACACGCTGCTCTAATGTTTTTGGCATTACATCATCAAGATAAGATTTGCTGATAAATGCTTCACGCATGAAAATCTGGTTATCTTTAATACTCAGCACACCGTTAAATACAGCTGAAGGTTTAGTGTCGGCCACTGCATCATCAGATGGAGCCACATTCACCCCGACAGAACAACCCGCCGGTGCGTTGCTTTCAATGCGCAGTGGTTCACCCTGGATATAATCCACATCATACTCGCGATGGAATGTGCCGGAATGTTTACCCGCGATCTGATCACTGAGCAGCAGTCGTTTGCCCTGCCAGATATTAAAGCTCACATAATCACCGGCAGCCGCGCTACCCAGACTGCCTATGGATACTGTTAATTTTTTCATCTCAATACCTTTTTGTAGATATCAGAAAGCCGCACACAGCTCTTGTGTTAAGTGATAACGAGGTGATTGATACTGTGGCGGCGTATAGGATTAGCGCTGTTGGAATTGAACCAACACAAGCGGCGAAATGGTACCGCACATCACCATGATGAGAGCGCTATATTTCAAACATAAAATGAGTATCTCATACTTGATCTCAGCAAAAATACTCTTTATATTTGTAATCGCATTATTTAGTGCGACCATTTTACTTAAAAGCTTATATTTTTACGCCGGTTGCGTTTAACCGGCTTTTTTATACCTAAACCCACTCAAACTCGTCGAAACCATCAAACTCATCAATCATAACCACCTCGTTATCGGAATTCCGACATCGGAACAATATCAATGTATTAGATATAAAAAAGCCTCACCGAAGTGAGGCCCACGCTACTATTAAGGTACTTTAATCCACGTTTAATCACACTATAGTAGCGCACTACAGATATAGTGTTTCCACTTGAAACTTTCAAGACTGGGCAATAAGTCTCCTGCATCCGTGAGGTTTCAATTTGTAAGCAATGTGACATGGGACTCACTCTTATCACAATAACGCTATTTCAGTCTTAGTCTGCTCAAACCGCTCCGCCTCCATCTCCACACCCAGAACGCGGCGATTGTGCTTCAGTGCGGCTTTCAGTGTCGCTCCGGATCCCATAAAGAAATCGGCGACCAGATCACCTTCACGGCTGCTGGCTTTTATGATGTGCTCCATCATTGCGGCTGGTTTTTCACAGGGGTGCTTTCCGGGGTAATACTGAACCGGCGGGAATGTCCACACATCGGTATAAGGCACATCAACTGATACCGTAAAGTAACGACGTAACAGCGAATACTGATCTGCCAGTTCGTGATATTCACGCCTGAGTGTGTGTTGCTCACTGACCAGATCATCATGTTCACGGCATAAAGGGTTATTTCGCTGACACTCTGCCGCTGTCCTCTGAAAAAGTACCTGTAATTTCCGGTAATCCGCTTCATTCGGTAACTGCCACTGACTGTACCCGAACCAGTGTGAAGACATCTGCTTGCCGGTTGCCTGGTCAATTTCTTTTGCCGTGATACCCAATGCATCACGCGCCTGCCGGAAATACTCAATCAGCGGGGTAAACACATTTTTCTTCAGTTCATCCCGCCGCTGGTGGTACTCACTGCCTTTTCCTTTTACCGGTCCCTGATAATGCTCTGCAAACAGGATCCGCTCAGTAGACGGGAAAAAACAACGCAGGCTTTCTTTGTTTTGCCGCCGCCACGGGCCGGAAGGCTTCGCCCATATGATATGGCTGAGAACGCTGAACCTCTCCCGTAACAGCATTTCTGTATCTGAGGCCAGACGTGAACCACAAAACAGGTACAGGCTGCCGTTTGGTTTCAGTACCCGCCAGAACTCTGCCAACATTTCGTCCAGCCAGGAAAGATAAGCAGAAACGTCCGGCCACTGGTTATCCCAGGCACATGTTTTTACCTGAAAATACGGAGGGTCCGTGGCGATTAAATCAATGCAATTGTCCGGGAGGGTTTTGATATAGCTGAGTGAGTCGTCGTTGACTAAATTAATACTGTTTAAATTCACAGTGTTTTTCATAGATCCGGGTAACCTTTTTTGTTAAGCTCCCTTTGCTTTGTGCACACAAGCAGTGGGCCTTGGTTTATCCGTGATCTCGCAAACGGGTGAATGGCTGGGAAAGTGCTACCAACACCCACCAGCCGCCCATTTCACAGCGTCAGATATTTTGATATGTTTTTTCTTTGATGTTTTCTTTGATTAATCCCGCCATTGCTAACTGCGTCAGTATTAGCTGGCAGCAGGAATCTGTTAAATTATTTACCCAGGCAATTTCACCCGATGTGGCAGGTTCGCCTGTTACTGAATCAAAAACCCGCTTTGCTTTCTCTGTCATATCACTCTGTTTTAACATGATATTTTATACCTTTGGTTAGTTATTGTGCATAACTACACATGTAACTCTGACCAAACGTAACAGCAAGTCTTATGTTTATTTCAGGCATAAAAAACCCCGCATTCGCGAGGTCTATATACAATTATGACAACATATCAAATTACCATTAAATATGACTCAAATTATTCACTTTTGCAAGTTTTAGCTGTATTTTTGCGCCATATTTCCACTCTGTTGTTTCTCATTTTTCGTAATGCCCCGCAGTCCAGGGTTTTACAAATCAGCAGCAGCTCCTGCCAGTGCTTTTCATAATGCATATTCCAGTTATTCCGCTCGATACCCACCAGCTCAGCCAGTTCAGACTGATAGTAATACCCGTCCTTGTTCAGGGTATAGTCCTGCACTGCCAGCCATACCAGCGCCCTAAGTCGCTCTTTCACTTTTTTCGATACCCGACGACCTTTAATCCGCTCCTGCATTTCATCCCATACATAGGCGGTGATAGCGGTCTGGTGTGAGAACTTCAGTTCCTTACCGTAACAATACAGCAGCCAGGATTGCTCAGCCTCATCCAGTTCCATAATTGCCCGCCGCCATGAGCAGTTCTGATAGTCCACCCGGTCAATAGGTGGCACCGGTAGCACGGAATAGTGTGTTGACCAGCAGGATACCGCCTCGGTTTCCCGGCTTACCTTTCTACCGTTCACGGTAATATCACGGGGCTTTCTTCGCGGATAGCGCGTTGTGTTTGCCAATACAAATCCCTCAAAAGCTTCAAGCTGGCCTTTGGTTCTGCTGCTGTGGTCAGTCATTGCGATAGTCGCCATATCCCGCAGGTACTGCAAATCGTGTTCAATCATCGTTTATCTCTCCGCGCTCCGTACAGCGCATTAACCAAAAACGCCGATCCCGTATGACCGGTTCATAAACTTAAATAACAACTCCAGCTGACTGCCGTGCTTTGCTTCCCATGCTGCCGGATCCCGGTGTAACTCGTCGTGGTGAACCCGGCACAGCGGGATAGTAAAAATGTCGTGTGCTTTTGTACCGGTACCGCCGGTGCCGTGCCCGATGATATGATGCGGGTCGTCCGCCTGTTGTCCGCACACGCAACATGGCTGGCTTTTGACCCACTGCAGATACTTCTGACACTCCCAGCGCTTTAACTTCGGGATCCGCATAAAACTTGCTGGTGGCTCCGGCTCTATCTCCGGAACAACAACAGGCTTTATCTGCTCTACGATTTCCTGAACAGTCTGACTGTGTGAGCGCGGCCGGTGAACAATAGAATGCTCGGTCATGGTACCGGCTATCTCTTCTTCCGGTGGCTGCATCAGGATGTAGGAACTGATAAAGGCCGGAAGATAATCACTGACACGGCGCATTACAGACCAGGTGAATAAATCGGAAGGATTAAGAAGATGACCGGCAGGCAACCGCAGATCGGTAAAGATGCTTCGTGCCACCAGTGCCCGCTGATTACATAACAGAATGTCGTCCGCCTGCTGCTGGTGGGTGTCTCCTTTCCGGATGATGTTGTCATGGTGCCAGCATGTCCGGATAAAACCGTCTTTGTGGCGGGTCATGGTCAGTTCGTGGTGGTGATAGGGGTTCTCCGGATCATAAATCTGGCAGTGGGCCACAGATTTAACGTAATGACGGGAACCGGACAGACCGCCGGCGGCTTTTATCACGGCAGGATTATTCAGGGAAAGCAGCCAC